TAGTGCATTCAACCCTGGTTCTAGTTCTTTGACTAGTTGTCCTCTAGATATTGCCATAGTTTTATACTCCTATTCTATTAGATACCTACAGTGCCTTTTAAGAAGTGTTCGTTAATCGTAACAACCAAATTAACGTTAGCAGAACCTGCTTCGTTATTATCTGGGTCTTTCGATATACCGATAATTCTTAATTGCGCCGTAGCTGTTTTCTGATCAGATGTATCTAGTTCAACATTAGATACATAATCAGGTGATGAACCCGCTGTGTAAGCGATGTCGGCATTTAAACCTACATCAGCTGCCGCAGTCGCGCCATCAGCTTGGATTTCAAACCTCTCATATGGGTCATCAGATACGAATCCAACAATGTCTGTTGCAGTGTTAGAAGCGTCTAAGTGATTTGCATACGTAGGCTTGCTTGTTGAAGCGTCAGTAAAGAAAACTCCATTAAGCGATCCTAATAATGTATCCGTTGCTGCTGCTACAGTGATTGTTCCAGTTGCTGCCATTTCGACAGGGTCATTGAAATAAATCGCTGATGCAGATGCTGCGATACTATACTCGGATAAACCTTGAGAGTCTCTATTCTGACCAACTTTGCCGATTGGTTTTAAACCAAAGGCTGCGTCTTTATTTGCCATAGTTGTGTCCTCCTATTAGACAATTGTTAGTTTATCCTTTGATGGTTAAGAATTCTTTTAAGACTTCTTTGAGCCACCGAAGGTTACACGTGACTGCCTTTCAATATTGATAGGCATGTCGGGGTGCTGTTCCTTCATAAGATCATTATCAACAGCTTTAACTTTATCATCATGCTGTTTTGCATAATATTCAGTTCGCTGTTTTGCAATCTCTTCAGGTACCCTTGCCAGCACAAGGCCACCAACTCCGATCACTCCCTTGTATTTGCCATCTTCAACAATAGGATAATCGCTATCAGGATATTCGTCAGCTCTCACTAATTCGTATCCAGATCTTAGTCTCCCAGCGATATTCTTAGTATCTTGGAATCCTAAAGATTCAGCTCTTAGCCATCTGTGTTGAAATCCTGTTGGCGCAGGGGGTGCATCTAAAGATGACGGTGGAGACCAAACTTTTTTCTGAGAAGTTTTTTCTCTAGTCTGACTCGCACGTGGGGTTCTTTTATTATCGTTTTCCATATGCTTAAACCTCCTTCGTGATATTTAATTGTTTCGCATATTCTTCAAGTGGCACACCTAATTTTTTAGCGATTGCTACCTGTGAAGGTGTGAGTCTTACAGTTTTGCGACTAGATTTTGTAGTACGTTTTGCCGAAGCAACAGTTTGTACTGGCTTAGTCGTTTCCGTAGTTTCTTTTGTATCAAATTTATGCGGAAATTCAAGTCTTATTCTTTTATCAATTTCAGCATAATAATCATCACTTGTCGGATCAAAACCTTCTTCTTCAGTTAACTTTTTATGAAGATCAAAGGCAGTATAGGTCATAGCTGTATCTTGACCAAACCATGAGTTGTTTTGTGCCCATGATTCAGCTTTTGGATCAGGTGTTCCTCTAGCTGCTTCTCTTCTTTCTAAGTTAATTTCAGGTTTTGATACCTGTTTCTTGTTGTATTCTTCTTGAGCAATTTTTGTTTCCTCAAGTTTTGCTTTTTTATAACCAAGCTCAGATATAGCTGTTAAAGCTTCTGCTTCAGCTGCTAAATCATTTGCTTCTCTTGCTGCTGCAAGTTTAGCCTGAGCTGCTTGTACACCTGAAGTAATACTATCTTCTGTAGACTTCAAGTATCCTGGTTCAAGCTTCGAGAGTTTATCTTCAGCTTTCTTTTTAGCTATGATCATTTTTTCAGCATATGACAAAGCTTCTTCTCTTTGTCTTTCTGCCTCTCTCCACTTATGAGTTAACTTCGATATTCTTTTCTTAACATCTTTTGAATATTGTTCTAACTCATTATCTTCTTTTTTACTTGTGTCTGCCTCTGTCTTTGTCTCTTCTAGTTTAGTCTCACGTTCATTTTCGTAAGTCTTGTCCTCGGAAGGTTGTTCCGTTTTTTCTTCTTTAGGTGATTCAGTATTAACTACTGATTCATCTTTTTCTTCTGGCAGTTCTATCTCTGCACCTGGACCAGATGTATCGATATCAACTGTTTTTGCTTGTTCTTGCTCTTGCATAGTTTTCTCCTATGTTAATATTGATGAAGTATGTCTTCAGGGTTTTCGATGGTTGCTAAAACTTCATCATCGTTTAGCAATCTTACTTCCCCACCATCGATCTGGATTCTAGATCCAGCATATCTTGCAAAAATTACCCAATCACCTTTTTTACACCAAGGCCCTTCAGGAAATTTTTCTTTATCATAACAATGTGGTCCCATAGCTAATACAAGTCCACATGTTGATCCAACTTGTTGTCTTTCTAAAGTATCTTGACCAAGAAATAATCCGCCTTTAGTTTTTTCTGGCATTTTAAATGGTAGAACTAACATTCTCCATCCAGTTGGATTTGGTAATTTATTTGATTCTTTTGTTTTCAAACGTTCATAACCATCAACTTCTTTTTGATGATCTTGTTCGTATTTATTTAATAACGCTGGTTTAGTCTTTGTCTCCGAATCGGATGACGTTGTCTGGTTTGGTTTTAGTATCATTTTGCTCCTTTGGTTTTAGCAGGTTAGAGATTTCCTGTGATATTTTTAAATAGGCATGTGCCTGTCCCATCATATACTTGTATTTTTCCATGTTGTCAATACCACCACCAATCATATTATCAGCAATGTTTTGATAAGCTTCTTTTAAATACTTTTGAATTTTACTTATATAAATTAATTCATCTTCCATCATTTTTTCTTTCCTCTTCTTTTTTGTAATAATTTTACTCGTGTGTGCCAACACCATTCAACACACTTAACAACATATGTTTCCACCCAAGATATAACGTTATCAAGTTTTGAAAAGAAACTATATAACCATTTATCTAGCATTTCTTATTGACTCCTTTCCTTTTTTAAAAATTGCAGCGACTTTTGATTTACCCATAACTTTGGCACGCTGTTCTCCAACAGTTAGTATCTGTATTTTTCTTGCAAATGGTTTATTAATTTTTTTAACTTTTGCAACAGTCTTACGAGCATCAGTTGGTGTTGCAAATTTTATGCCAACAGTGTCTTTAGGATTTTCATCTGTGTATAATCTTCTACCAGATCCTTTTGGTTTTTTACCTGTTCCTTTTTTTGGATCCGCCATGTTTCATTTCCTTAATATGCTTTTTAATTATGTTAGATTGTTTTTTATGTAACTTAGAAGCTTTGCCTAAAGCTTTTGCTACCTTCTGTAACTTTTTAACCATTTAACACTTCCATCTTCTTCTAGCCTGACGTAGTCTAGAATTAGGATCTTTAGCAGCTTTTGGAAATTTTTTCATTTGTCCTGCACTTCTTGCACAGTACGACTTTCTTCTTTTGGCAGCTTTTGATCCAGGTTTTACTTTACCCGTCACGGCTGTTTTTAGTTTAGAGCCAGGATTTAATCTTCTATAGGCTTTGACCCCAGCTTGTGTCATGCCTGCTCCAGATTTTGTAGATCTAAAGTTTTTTTTATTTCTTGCTGGCATAGTGCCTTTTGAAAAATAAGTTCTCACTAAATCATTCCTTTGTAATATTTTACATAAGATGGATTAGATAAATTTACTCCACCATATTCACCTTTAATACTTCTACCAAAATAACCATCAGCTGCTTTTTTTCTTTTTGTAAAAGTTGCAACATTAGTTGGTTTACCTCCAGGATTACCCGCTGCTCTTTTTCTCTTGACAGCAGATGCCTTTTCGCCTTTTGTCATCCGTGTGGCTTTTGCAAGTGGGACGCATTTTGGATACTTCCTTTTGCTCCCTTTCTGACGACCGCAAGGTTGATACTTGCCGTCCTTCTTCGGAGCTCCGATGTCTACCCATTTCTCGGCTACCCATTTTCTTAAACCACCTTCTGCAAAATTTTTACGCACAACTTAATCTTTTCTTCCTAGCCATTCCAGCCATCAAACCACCATTAGCAGCTTTTTTTCTATTTTTCTTTTTGCCACCTGGTGTGACTTTACCTGAACATACTGCTGATGCGTACATGTTAGCATATGCTGACGGGTACACTTTAAATTTTCGCTTCGCTGCGGCCTTACCTCTAGGACATAGTTTTGCCATTACGCCATCCCCATTGCCTTCATTCTTGGTGAAGGTTTTTTAGCTACTTTTGTTTTTTTCTTTTTTGATCTTAACATTTTAAAATCTTTACCAGTGATTTTGCCATCGCCATCAACGTCTAGTTTAGCTTGACCACCTTTTAAAAAATATTGTCTTCTATTTGGTTGGTATCTTGGATTACTCATTATTTTTTGCCTCCGTTTCTAAATATTTGTGTTCCCTTTATACCATAAATACTCGCCACGACAAGGATCCACAAATTTGTGAACCAGCTCGGAAGCTGCGAGAACATATCGAAGAACAATTTTACCTTATCCATCGCGGTTGGGTCATCTGATATCACTGCCCAGGCGAGCACCAACACGGGCAAACTAAGAATTATCAAAACTGCCTCGTCCTTCCAGTCTGATTGTCTAGCCTCTAGCAATTTTCCCTGGTAAGCTTCATCACCTCGGGCCATACGTTCAGCATGCATTAATTGTGCATCTGACATTGCCATTTTTGTCTTCTGCTTGTTAGCGTAAATCTTACTTCCAGCAGAGACGGCTAATTTTATTGCCGATAACCACATAATTAGTACGCTTTAGATTTTCTTTTCTTCTCAGTTAACACTGCACCTTGACCTTGAACTTCTTCTTCAGGTCCACCAGTGCTGATGTAGTTATAAGCTTTGTCAGCAGAAGTTTTTGATCTTGGATCAATCTCAACTTGTTGCTCACCAACTTTTACATCAGTTATTTTATTTAGTTTTTCCATTTTTTCTCCTTATTTTTGCTTCATTCAAAGCAATTGCTATCGCTTGTTTACGATTTTTTACTTTTTTATCAGATTTTCCGATAGAAAGCTTCTTTTTTTTAAACTCTCTCATTACTTTTGCAACTTTTTTCTGTTTTTTATCCATTTTTTAGTCTCCGCCTCTCATAATTTTAATATTTGGCATCATATCTTTTGCATTTGGAAGAGTTTTACTTAAAACTGTCTTCTCAATAGACGTATCAGCTCTTAAATTTGCTAATTCTTCATTTTGTTGAAGCTTATCTTCTTGATTCATTTGATTCATCATCGCTCTCATTTTATCAAGGTTCAATCTTTCATCAGCATCTTTAGCTTTTCTGTCATTTTCCATTGCTCTAAGGTCTAATTCTCTTGATCTTAGTTTAGCAATTGGATCATTGTCAAATTGTGAAGTAATTTTCTTCTCTTCTTGCATAAATTCTTCCATCATTTCAGCTATCAACTGTGCTTTTCTTGCTTCAATCTTTTGTTGTAGCATCATAACTTGTTGTTGTAGTTGTGGATTTTGTTGTGCCATCATTTGCATCTGTTGTAGTTGTATTAATTCATCTCTAAACTCTAATTCAATTTGTTCTTGAGACATTAAACTAATATGTTCAAAAATATTTTTCTCTAAACTTGCCATTACCATTGGATTATTTCTGGCAATGTTTGTTGCCATGAAATTTAAGTGTGCTGTAATGTGTGCTCTATGATCTTGACCAGGGAAAGCTTGAAACTGTCTACCTGCTAATGCATCAATGTGTTCTAACGCAGGATCTTTTGGTGTTGGTTGCATTGGTCTAACTAAAATAGAATCAATATTTTTTACACCTAACGCTTCATACATATTTCTGTATGCTTGATACATATTATGCATTTGTGGATTTGAAGTTGCCAGCTGCAATTCCGTTTGAGCGAGGGAAATACGCTGTGTTTGTGAAAAAATGTTGGGGTCAGCAACTGGCAATATATCTACTCGATCATCAAAGTCGGATTGTTTAATCATTCTTTGGCCCCCAACTACATCATACGGATACTCTTGAGGTAGATATAACTTGAATACTCTAGCCATTAATTTGAATTCATTTTTAAGAGCTGAGTAAATTCTTTTGTGAATTGCAGACATTGTTCTGCTGCCTCTTTCAAGAAGTGCAACTGTAGTTCCAACTGCAGCTTGTTGATTGCCATCACCAACTTGTAAATCTGCAATCGATGCAAATCTTTGACCTGCACCTACTACAACACCCATTAATTGTAATAATGTTGCTGATGGTTCTTTGAATGGCAACATCATAAATGAATCTCTTAAATTTCCACCAGGTGCATCGACATCTCTAAACTCACCAGGTTGAATAGATTGTGCATCATCTCTAATTCTAATTCCTCTCATCTTGAATCCAGCTGGCAGATTAGATAACGTTCCCGCATCTAAGAGCTGTCTTAAAGCTGCGGTCGCTGTTCTTGACAGTCCACCAATCATGTGGATTAGACCGAAACCATAAAAACCTAGTCCAGGTAAAAATTTAAAATGCACAAAATATTGAACTTTATTTTTCTTTGGATCTCCTATTTCATAGTTTCTTCTAATAGATAAAATTTCTCTTGATCCTTCTTCTAGTGTTACAATGTATGGAATCTTAATTCCTGATGGTTCACCAGTTTGTGGATCGGTATCTTCAAAACCTTCTAAATCTAAATTTACATGACACTCTAACAATGTATACAAGTCATCATTTTTAGTTCTAGTTACTCCTTCAAGTTCTCTTTCTTTTTTCTCAACATCAGATTCTTTGTCTTGTGGAGAAGCTAAATCTACATCTCTATAAAATCCAGCAACTTGTTGTTTTCGTAATTCGTTTTCAGAAATTTTTACTTTGTGAATGATTGCTTCCGCATCGTCCAATGAGGTAGCCGTATACGGAACAACCAAATCATCTGCAGGTACAAATTTAGAAACTGCTCTACCCTCTACTTCATCAAAGTAAACTTTTTTAAAAGTAGTTCCTGCAAGTGGTAAATGAAATAACATGGAATCAAATTCTGGTTCGTATTCTTTCATTTGATCCATAATTTGATAGTTCATGAAATCTTTTACACGAGATGCTTGTTGAACTTTATCAGGAGTTTGTAATCCTAAAATTTGTGTTCGAACAGGACCATCTGCTGGTAATAATTCTTTGTATGCTAAAGCTTGAAACTGTGTAACAGCTTCAGCTAAAACTGGATGAGTTGCACCTGAAGCTCCTTGAAAAGGTTCTGTTCTATTGTCGTATTTAAATCCTAATAAATCTAAACCTTGTGTATAAGTTTTTTCCCAGTCTTTTCTAGACATAGAATAATCCATATACTTTTGATTTAAATCAGAACCCAAAGAACCTAAAACATCATCAGGTAAAAATTCTGCTAAGTTTGCATAGTGGTCACTGCCACCTTCTGGAGAGGCAGCGTTTGGATCAAAATTAATATCAACGGATCCATCTTCGTTTTGAATAGTTTCAACGTCGCCTGGTTTTTCTAATTCTTCAGATACTTCTTCTACTAAAGTTTCTTGAATCTCTTCTTGACCTGGAAGCGTAACTTCTTTTCTAGGCTCGTTTGGTAGAGCCTTATCTATTGTATTATCTGCCATTTGTTTTCTCCGTATGTCTGACTGTTTTAACAGTATTATATTTATATTTCAACCCCCGTGGTGTAGGTCCTGACTTTGGAGGAGGGCCTGATGTTTTACGATGATAAGATTTGTTTCGCGTATTTGCCATACATCTTACCGCCGTTTTTCTTGTTAAACCTTTTAAATAACTCTTGTCCTGGGCCTAAAGCAAATTCTTTATATGACATTCT